AAATGGTGAGAGTTGCGGTATTAGATCCTACAACAAACGTTAAAGATTCGTCTTCGGTGTTTGCAGCATCAAACGTAGTTAAATCAATTGAACTATTAAATGCAGCCGTACTATCACACACAGAAACTTTTAATGAGTTACCTAATGCACCTGGATATTTTGCAATAAACTGTACATCATCATCAAAAGATCGTGGTGAACCATTTGCTGATTCATAGTTATCTTCGTTTTTGACAATATGTGAAGCAAGATTAGCAACATTAGTATTTGCAATTGCATTGAATACATATTCATCATCAAAAACTTGAATGCTTGCTGCAGCGTCTGTTGCAGTAGGAGCAGAAGTTAATTCAAAAACCGTTGAATTTGTTACTGCGTTTACAGTAGCAGACGCTGGAATACCAGGACCAAATACTGCCATACCTGCAACAACTGTAATAGCTGGAGCGGCCGAAAGTGTGACTGTGTTGTTTCCGCTTGACAAGGCGGCAGTCGCAGTTACTGTATTTCCTACAGTAGTACCCGCGCGACTTACATGCAAGCGATTACTATAAGCAAGATAACTTGCAGCTGTAAAGAACGTTTCTGCGTTAAAATTAGATGGCTTACCATAACGGGAAACGAGCTCGTCTTCACTAACTACGAGCGTAGATTTGCCCAATGGTCCCCAGCGAAATACACCACCAATTGCTGCATCGGTAGTTGCAACCGCAGGGATAACAGTAGTCAGATCAATTTCCGTTACGTTAACACCTGGACTTAATTGAAAAGGCATATTATTTTTCTCCTATGAAATGATTCATTTTCAAATTTTACTATTAAACAATGAATTATTTATAAATTCTATGATTTTAGAACGCTAATCATCAAACATCAAAAATGAGTCGCCCTTAGTAGAAACTACTGGTGCCTCTTCATATTGATCCATACCATTATCAATTATACCGAAAGGAGTTAACTCATTCAGTACTTGTTCGTCATTCATGTCTCTTAGTTGACTAATTGTATTTATATCTGTCAGCTCTTTAAAGAATTTTTGGTTACTTAACCAAGAAAATAAAACTAAACACATGACAAGGTCATCATGCGATCCAGTCTCAGCTTCCCAACTTGTACCTTTCTTACTAAACGTTGATAATTCTTTAATAGTATTAAAATCATTGATAATAACTTGGTTTTGTTCTACGAGTAATTTAAGCACAGAACAACCAAGCGATTTAACTGACTTTGTTGTTCTTACACCTTTATCACAACTTGTAGAAAAACCAGCAATAAGTCGTTTTCCACTTCTTCCATTGTTTTCGGTGAATAACATATTTTCATATTCATAATCTTCAAACAGGGTAGTAGAAACTTGCTCACCGATATCATTAATTTCTACCATTACTTGTGCCATATTAAAATGTTTTGCAATTTGGAAAATCATTGCAGCATAGTCAGTAGGTGTAATCATATTATTACGATACACTGCTACTTGATTATATGGCATAGTTGATACATCTATCACCTGAAATGCTGAAAAGTCTAATCCTTTACCACGAGATACGTCAACAACAATTGTGTATGTATGTCCAGGCTTGGGTGGATAATATAGTGACAATCCATCTTTTTCGTGAATTGGTTCTCTGTGTACTAATTCTTTTAACTTCCAACCAGCAATAAGAGTACCACTACTACCAAGAAACTCACATTCCATTTCTTGAGCGAATTTTTGTGTATCAAAATCCATTGCGGCAAGAGTTTCATCCCGCCATTTGTCATCTCTGCCTGGTACGTCTTTCCATTGTACTTTTACTAATTCATAACCATTAATTCTCTCCTCAGCACCTTTTACAGTCTTATAAAAATGATTAAGACCATTTGGTGTTGAAGTAAGAAGAATTTTGGTGGTTGTACCAGATGAGATCGTAGGCATTACTGAAGCGAAAAATTCGTCCCAGTTTTCTACGAATGCAGTTTCATCAATATACAGAAAGGATACTGACTTACCACGAATTGCAGAAGACGATGTCGCTCCTGCTAAAATCTTAGATCCGTTTTCAAATTCTACGGATCCTTTGTTCCATTCCAAAACACCTTGTTGCATCCACTTAGGCAACGCTTCATAAGCTGTTTTAATCCTGTCCAAGATTTCACGAGCAGCATCTCCTTTATTTGCCAAAAGAGCCACAAGCTTATGATCATTAAACAGAATGTAATGAAGTATAAGACAGACTGCAGTCGTTGTTTTACCCGCCTGGCGACTTGTAACCACGCAGGTCCTACGGTTGTCTGTGGTTTTTTGAATGATGTCCTTCTGATAATCATAGAGTTGTATAGGTATAAGACCTTTATCTACGTGGACAATTTGAATATATTTCTCAGAAAAATATATAGGATCACCAGCACACTTTACAAATTCATGCACCATATCCTCGGTCCAATTAATATCAACATTGTTTCTTTTTAAGTTGACATTACCGAGATATGATTTGTAATTATCAATATCAGGTATTTGGTTCATCATCTTTATTCAATATTTTTAATAAATCACTAGTACTTCCCACAAACAAATTATTGTTGATAGTATCACGCGCTACTTTATCAATATCATCCTTTGTTAATTTTTTCTTTTTTTCGTGTACATCAAGAAGATCTTTATTTGTTTCTACCATTGTTTTAATCATTGCAGCTAATACTTCATAGCTACGAGGATGTTGAGATTGATCGGCAATGGCCATCATCTCATCAATAGCAGAATGACCTTTTTCAATAAGATCATATAAATTTTGACGAACGTAATTAGCATCAGTTTCAATCTGCTGCTGATTTTCAGTCATTGGTTCATATACAACCGGGACTGCTTTTTCTTCTTTTTCAATAGGATTAAGATTTAAAATCTCACCAATAGAATCATTAGCCATATTATTCACCATCTAAAGGAGTTAGCGGTCCTTCAACATTTACGATATAATCATAGTTATCTGTCGATTTAATCTCTGAGCGGGCCACCGTCAAGTCTGCGTTCGTAGTAGGATTACCATTAGCATCCAATCCGGGAGTTACAGTTATACGATCAACTACTGACGTATTTGCAATTGCATCGCTAATATCATCAAATAATGTTGCATCGTAGAACTGAGTATTTGCAAGGTTGATAATACCCTGCCGTTTGGTTGGTCCAAAGAAAAAGCCTTTCATTGTAAAATCTAATGTCCAAATCAAAGCACGTCTTTCTTCAAACGAACCTTCATACACATCGTCCTGCGCGGTACCGGTAAGTACTAATGGAACGTCAAGTGTAATGTTAGGATCTGAAATAAGTTGAACTGTTGTCGTCCATTCTGGAGTAAAGTATGGAAGAATTTGTTCTATAATCATTGTACCATCGGTAGTGTTTTTAACAAAGATAGATAATGAAAAATTAATATCATAAGGAACTGGGTTGTATTGATACTTCCTTATTGTATCATTTGTATCGTAATCTTTCTTAACAAATTTATTAATGGTTGATAATTTTCTTTCCGGTGCATAATTAAAACCAGTAATTTCAAATCCCATACGAGGAAGTGTAACTGCAAAGGCTCGTTCTTGTGGATCAAGGTCATCTAAATTAGCACCTTGTATTCTTGCTAAGAATTTTTCTCTTGGTCCATAAGCTAAAGGAACTTTAAACGAGCTAACAGTTCCACCGGTAGAGTTAGTACGATTTACAAAAATATCATTAAACAATGTGCCAAATAAGATAACATATTTTCTCAATGTGCCATGATAGAAAGTTGTTCCAAACATTAGACGTCACCTTCGCTAAATGGATCTATTTCTGTAAAGTCAATAATAGAATCACCTGAGGTTTCAAACGTACTATTTTCTGCAAAAGGATCACCGCTGAGATCATAATTATCTGTAAGACCAGCAGCTCGACCAGTATTTGCATTCATTGTAATTTCACCATTGGCCGCTACTGTAACATCATTGGCTGCAGCAATTGCCACATTTTGTGAAAAGACTTCTTCAAATCTATCAATTTGTTGAATACCGGTATCGAGTTTTTCATTACTGTATTCAAACAATTCACATCGTAAATCATAACATTGCAAAGCACCCATTTGATAAAACACAGGTGCCTCGTGTTCTGCAAACTTAATTACATATACTTTATCAGTGAGTGGGAAGTAAATAAGATCACCTTCTTGTGGTCTATTATTAACTTCTTCTGAACCAATTTCTTCAGCATACACTCTTTGTGACACAGTAAATGTAATTTCATCACGTATTTGAACATTGAATTTAGAAAGAAAGTCACCTTCACCTTCAAATCCTTCAACGTTCTTAATATACATTTCAATAAGATAAGCCCTATTATATTCTGAAACTCTATCTTCATTGAATACATTATCTACATTTTTTAAAGCCCGCGGACAATAGTATAGATCATGTCCATACATACGTATAGATTCAATGATGAGATCTTCGATTAAGTTTTGTTCTGCATAACTGTCGAAGTTATTAAAGAATACATTTGTGACCATAAACGGTTGACATTCTCTCGTTGTTTGTGTATAATAATTCTAAGGTTTCTACTATTAACCAATCATATCCATAACCGGAAGAGAATAGTTATTAATCATCTCGTCTTCTAGTCGTTTAATCTCTGTATCAGCATCGTCGTATATTTTGGCACCGTTAAAGGTTACACCGCCAGGAAGTTGCATACCTTCAAATTTTGTAAGGTTGCTTCCCCACTGTCTTTTAATTAATTGTGAGCAATAATGTTGTAGCCACCTATCATTCCATGCGTCTGTATATACTGCTGGATCTACAATTTGATAGGCTTCAACTAAAAGGTATTGACCTTCGTTAAGATGTTGTTTTGTTTTATCTAAATGAAGAATATTTCGGTGACGATTATATCGAATAGGTGTTTTGCCTACGAGAATTTCTTGTACTAAACCAAGATGTTGAAGAGTCATATAATAATTAACTAATCCAACATTAGTAAGCGTATATAAATCGTTAAGTGCAATCTGATATCTAATATTAAAAAGATCACCGGCCGAAGTAGCAGGATCACCTAATTCAAATACTTTTACCACGCCAATAATGTTTTCTGGTAGCTCGATTGCTTGAGTACTAACTGTATTGGCGTCGATTTGGTGTTTATAATAAATTTTTTCTGTACCGTCAAAATGGTAATCATAATAAAATCGCAACGCCTGATCAACACGATCATCAATTTGATCGTCATCGACGTTAATTTCAATAACTGGTTTTCCTAAAGAGCGAAGGCAATATTCTTTAAATTCGTCTCTTGTAGTTGGAACTGCCATTTCTTATGACTCCGTGTATATACTATTTTATTTATTAAACCATGTTTTCTTATTAAGTGTCTGTCATATAAACAGCATTAAATTGAACTACTACATTTGTTCTAGTGTCGGCTTTTCGCCAAGTATTTCCGCCGCCTGTTCCTGTTGCACCATTGTATGTTTTTTCTGTTTGTGTATCTGTTAAATAGCATGTCGAGTTTCCAGCTGCCCATGCTAATACAGGCAATGCATATCCTTGATTTGGATTTAAACCATCACTTATTCTTTCGAGATTTCTATGAATAGGTGATATACAACATCCACTATCTTTTGGTGTAAACGGCAACGTGCAAGACAATGTTAAATTACTATTAGCTGTGCCAGACAATTGAAAATACGAGCTAGCATTAGACCCTTCACTACCTCTAAATGGTCCTTCAATAGTGACAACTTTGCCTATTTTAACGTACTTCATTTTTAAAGTATCAGAACCACTATGTGAATCTGTTAAAGTAATATCAAAAGTGCCTTCTTCATAATCGTCAAGATAGTTTGCTGAACCTGTACCGCCTAGATAAGCACCACCTGAAAGGTAGAGGTCTTGAAATCTTCTACTATCTTGTCCTAAATCTATAGTAGCATCGATGGAAGCGCCGTTTCTAACTGGCAATATTTTAGCAGCGTTGCCATGACACAATAAACCAGCACCATTTGTAGTACCTCCCTGAATATATAAACTGTCACCACCCTCAATACCAATACTACCAATATTGGTGCCATCTTCTCTGAATTGAATTAATTGTCCGCCAGCATTATTCGTTTTATTTAAATAAAGCGCAGCGCCATCGAAGTCTCTAGATATAGAAATATAGCCGTCAGTACCAGTTATTCCGATACCGTCACCGGTACTAGCTGATATAAGAGTAAGGGGCGTATCAGTAGTACCAACAAGCACGTCGCCGCCTGATGTGATACGCATACGCTCTACAGGGTCTGTACTAGAAGCATTAGTCCA